GACGCCCGCGCCGCCCACGCCCGCGACGCCCTCGACGCCCGCAACGCCCGCGACGCCCTCGACGCCCTCGCCGCCCTCGCCGCCCGCGCCGCCCGCGCCGCCCACGCCCGCGACGCCCTCGACGCCCGCAACGCCCGCGCCGCCCTCGCCGCCCTCGCCGCCCGCGACGCCCTCGCCGTCGTCGCCGCCCTCGACGCCCACGCTCTGCGGCGCTTTACGTGTTGGTGTCTCTACCGCTCTTCATGGTTCTGGTATGGGTGGGAACTCTCGTGGTTGGCGATGACCCACCTTGGGGCGCAGGACGTGGGACGCACGCTTCCGTGGGCGCGGTGTCTCTTTGAGGCGTACGTAGCGGGCGCGTGGCTGCTCTACTGGACGGACGACACGCTGTACTGGGTGGCGAAGCCGACCGTGCAAGTCGAGCGACTCGCTGAGGATGGTCGGCGCATCCATGGCGAGCATGGTCCTGCATTTGAATGCGATATTGAGGATTTGTACTTCGTGCATGGTGTCCTGGTGCCTGACTTCGTGGTGCAGCACCCGGAGCAGATCACGGTGGCGCACATTCAGGACGAAGCGAACGCGGAAGTACGCCGGGTCATGCTGGAGCGCTACGGGCTGGATCGGTTCGTGCGCGACAGCGGGGCAGTTCCGGTCTCCACGGACGCCTACGGCACGCTGTATCGGATTGACCTCCCTGGTGACGAACCGCTGGTACTGGTGTGTGTGACCAACAGTACGCCGGAGCCAGATGGGTCGGTGCGCACGTATGCGCTCAGGTGCCCGCCAGCGATGCGCACTGCGCATGAAGCCGTGGCGTGGTCCTTCGCGATGACGCCTGCGGAGTACGCGCCAGCACAGGAGACCTAGGGTACCGTCTCATATATGACACGGTACGCGTGATACGGGTTCAGAGAGAGGACGCTATGACCACTGACCTACGGGAGCGCCTTCAGCAATTGATTGACGAATGGCGCGTGCGGACGTTTGATCTCGCCGCGCTGCTCGCCACTGAGCCTGCCGATGATGTCCATTGATCCCCTCCTGCGCGCTGACGTCGCGGCGAAACGTCTCGGCGTGAACCTCGAGACGCTGTACCGCTGGATGAGGTGTGGACATATCGCCTTCGTGCAGCCAGGACGCAGGCGTAAGTTAGTGCGCGAATCGGAAGTCAATCGGCTGCTCGTTGAACGCTTGGCGCGGCCGCGTAATATTAGTCCTACATAAGGCGACATAGCACGACATATGTTACTGACAATCGATTCGTGTCGGCGTATTCTATCTGCAGTTTCCAGATCACTCCTCATCGTCATGCCGCGAACTCAAGATGCCGCTCGCGCGACTATGCCTGGGACAGCGCCGGAGACGCCCCGTTCATGGTGGGAGCGGCCTGACGCGAACTTCGCGCATGAAGCGGAACGCATGCATCGAAAAGAGACGTCAGACTGCGTGAACCTGATTGACTGGCAAGGGGTTGGCACGTCTACACACGTACGGCCGGCGTCGCCGTTCAGCCTGTGAAGATGCCAGTCGACGTCTCGCTGCTGAGAGGCCACGTCAAGGCGCGCGCACGGCTGTATGCCGGACTCGCTGAGCGCCTCGAACGGTTCGAGGCCATTCGGCAGCAGGAATTCGATCTTGAGCAGGCGCTCATTGCCGTGAAGCTCCAGCGGAATGCCGCAGAGACGGCGCTCCTTCAGGCGCAGCAGGCCATTGAACGGGACGCGCCAATCGGCGAGACGCTCACCGCAGAACGAGCGTGTCTCCAGTGCGCCAAGCTCTTCGTGCCCGTTCGCACAGGCGTGCGGTGGCCTGTCTGCTGTTCGCCAGAATGCTATCGGCTACGCGGCAATAGGCAGCGTCGGGGCTATATGCGGGCACTCCATAAAAGGCGCCGCGACGCGGCAGCCGAGACAACCGAGACACAACAGAAACTGATGGCGACGGCATAACTCTAGCGAAAGGACAGCAGACAATGGCATCACTCGATTCTTCGGTTCAGGCGGAATTCGCCAAGCTGATCGCGGCAGTCCAGTCTGAAGCGACGATTATCGGCAGCGCGTCGACGCTGCTGAATGGACTCACCGCTCAGATCGCGGCACTGAAGAATGCCGCCGTCAGCGCTGGCGCTCCGGCCGACGTCATTGCCGCCATTGATGGCGTGATGACGTCCGTTCAGAGCAATAGCACCGCGCTGAGCGCGGCCGTAGTTGCGAATACGCCTGCGGCGTAACATGGTCAGACGTCTCAACCTGTATGCGCTGATCCTGCTGGCATTCCTGCCAGCGGGGTCGGCGTTTGCACAGAATACGGTCACGCTGGCGTGGGACGCGAACGCGGCTGCGGACAATGTCACAGGTTATACGGTCTACTACGGGACGGCGACAGGCGCCTATACGGCGTCGACGCAGGTCGGCAATGTCACGCAGTGGACGACTCCGACGCTGGCTAGTGGCACGTACTACTTCGCCGTCACGGCGACGAGCGCGATTGGCGAGAGCGGCAAGAGTGCCGAAGTCTCGACGCCCGTGCCTGTGCCGCAGAGTGCCTGCACGCCGCCTCTCGGCGCGAATGCCATCTCGATTTTCATCACGAAGATTCACGGCACGTCAGGGAGTATTGGGTCGCAGATCGGCCTCGACTATCAGATCGGCTCGCCTGGATCGCCTATCGTCTCAGTCGATACGCTAATCAACGGCACGAAGACGGATCCTACGCAATCGGGCACGGTCATCGGCAGGTTCGGCTCTATCTGGTTTACCTCGCCCACGACGGCTGGCACCTATAGCGTGGCGATCTCTGCGACGAACGCTGCGGGTTGCACGACGATTGGGACGAAGGACGCGCTCGGCAATCTCGCGCAATTCACGGTGAAGTGACATGACGCACGAGCAGGCGCTTCAGATCATTTTGCGCGGGCCGCTCGACGAGCGTGGGGCGATCAATGTCGAACACCTGAGTCGTGGTGCTGGCGTGCCGCGCGGCACGATCCTGCACTTTCTCTCCTGGCGCGAAGGCAGCCGTCCGCAACAAGTGCAGCAGGACGGGATCGATCGGCTCGGCTGGTATGTCTGGCGCACGATGAACAAGCACGTGCTGATCTCGGATGAAGATCGACAGCGCGACCTCCCAGTCGCGGTTCCTCTCGGGTAGGGTCGGGGCATGGCACACACCGCGATGGATCAGGAGTAGAGGCAATGTCATTTAAGCAGGGCGAAAAGATCAGAATGCACGACGGGTCGATCCGCCGTGTCGGGAAGGGCGGCAAGCTGCCGAAGATGCGGCGTAAGCCGGGTGAGTTCTCGGCCATTCGCGGCTTCGTCCGCGGAGCACTGGTGGACTGCCTGACGGGCGACGAGGCGCGTGGCGACTGGCACGAGAACGTGATCACCACGTATGGTCACGGCGCCGTCATTCGTGCATTCGTCGGGCTGCAGTCCTCGCAGGGCTCGACGGCGTCCAGCGCGGCAACGGTGCTCTCCGACCTCGGCCTGGCGCGCTATTGGGCCGTCGGCCACATGACGGAGGCGCAGTCGTCGAACTTCTCAACGAAGTCGGCGATCGATTCCTCTGAGCAGGGCACCGCGTCCACGTCCGGATCAACCGCAGGCGGGGCACGGGCCACCGTCAGCGCAGGCGTGCAGTCGCTGGCGGCGACCTGGACGCTCAGCCAGTCGTTCCAGTACGTCAGTACGGCGATCAGCAATGCCGTGACGATCAATGCCGTTGCGCAGTACCACAACGCGACGGTGGGATCCGGAACCGCGCTGTCGATTGCGACGTTCGCGTCGTCGACGAAGGGCACCACCCAGGCCCTAAACATCACGTACAACTGGGTCTTCTCGACGTAGCGTTTACCGACTCAATCAGGGCTGCGCGGGATTCAAGCCACGAGGCGAGGATCGAGAACAACCGCGCAGCCCTTCTGTTCTGTCAGAGGTGTCGACAGCATGGCGAAGCTTCAGGACGCTGGCACCAGCTTCAATCTCATCGTGACGAAGAATGGATATGTTGCCATCCAGTTCGACGAGAAGGTCAAAGAGTTGATCTTGACAGCCGAACAGGCGAAGGCCGTCGGCATTGGATTTATCGAGATGGGCACGCGCGCCGAATATGTGAAAGAGTTCGGCTCAGAGGTCTATCCAAGCACCATCTATCCGCGCGTGCCAGCAAGGAAAATGTGAGTACGCGTGCCGGCCGCATGGCGAAGCGCACGAAGCGCTTACTGGAACGGAAGCGCGGCATTCTACTGGACGTGTCGCTTGGTGGCGAGAAGCAACCGCGCTCCGTCGCGCTGCGCCGTGGCGGCGACATCAGCCATTCTCCATTGACAATTCCGTTCCCGCTTCCAGACGGCTGCGTGCATACGGCTGTCGTCACGCATGTGCTCGAGTATCTGGAACCTGATCTTTTCTTCCCGTGGTGGAACGAACTGTGGCGCGTCATGCAGCCGGCAGGGATCGTCTACATCAGTGGGCCCTACGGCGGCGACGAATCGCATGGCTGGCTGTCCGATCCCATGCACCGCACGCGCATTGTTGAGCAAACGTTCGCGTGGTTGGATCCGCGCACGCCCATCTACGAACTGCACGACTCGATAGGCCGCCCTCGGCCGAAGCCGTGGTATCCGCTAGCGATCTCGCGGGTGCCAGGCACGCACGGGACGTTCGGCTACAACTCGACGATCCGGAAGCCATCGCGGGAGGAGATGAAATGAGCGCTCCCGCTGTCGACTTTCAGCCGCTCACCGTCGTCGACGATGCGACACAGTGTCCCGTCGAGGTGCTGGCCGAACGCCTGCTGAAGTCACGCGAGTTAAACGCCGAACTGCTGCAGCGCTATCACGATCTCTGGTACGAGAGCGGCCATACGTGGCACTACACGCACTTCCTCGGCGTCGGCCTGATGAAGTGTCCAAATGATCTCTGGATCTATCAGGACATTCTCTCGAAGTTGCGGCCGACGGCGATTGTTGAGACAGGCACATATCAGGGCGGCTCGGCGCTCTGGTTCGCGTTCCTGATGGATATGCTACGCATTAAGGACGGCCGTATCTGGACGGTCGACATCAAGGACTATCGGAAGACCTGGTTCGTGAATCATCCGCGCATTACCTACCTGCACGGGAACAGCGCGGATCCGAACCTGGTCGAAGCCATTCAGGAACAACTCGACGCCATTGAAGGGCCGAGGCTATTCGTGCTGGATAGTGATCACAGCGCGGAGCATGTCTATAACGAGCTGCGACTCTACGCGCCGATGGCGCGCGTGGGTGATTGGGTGGTGGTTGAGGATACCAACATCTCGTGGCATGCCTCAGACGGCAGCGGCGACGCAGGTGCGCGAGGCGGCCTGCAACAGTATGCCGATCAGCATCCCGGCGAATTCGTGCAGGACTTGCTCTCTGAGCGTTATCTGCTGACGATGAATCCAGGCGGATGGCTCTTCCGAGTACAGGCGTGTCCTGATGTGTCCTGATGCCTAAGCGCGTGCACGTCACGACGGACGTCCTGAATCCTGTGCATCCCAAGCCGGGCAGCGATACCGTGCAGGTGCTGCTCGGCACGCCGACGCTCGGCCTCGTGCGGATCGAATGGTACAACGCGATGGTCGGCATGGTGACGCCGCCGAACTGGGCGCTCGTGCGCTCCGTGCCGATGGGCTACACCGTTCCAGACGCGCAGAACATGATCGTGGACGCGATGCTCCGCGGGTCATTCCGCGCGATGATCCTGATCGAGGACGACACCTGTCCTCCGCCAGAGACGATCCTAACGTTCGATCGCTGGTTCTGGAAAATGGAGCGCAAGAAGGCGCCACCGATCGTCAGCGGGCTCTATCACATTAAGGGTAGCGGGGAAGTCCGCCGAGGCAAGACTGGCGGGATCGAACAGCTTGGGCCGGAACCCCTCGCCTATCGCGGCAGCGGGACGCGCGCGTATCGCGACTGGAAATACGGCGACGTGATCTGGGTCAGCGGTGTGCCGACGGGCGCATTGTTGATTCACCGTGCCGTGCTTGAAGCGTGGGCGAACGAGCCTGACATCGAAACCTATACGCTGCCCGGCTATCCGCATCCGCTGAAAAAAATCTTCGTCGCGCCTGCGCGCGTGTGGACCGATCCGGACGGCGGCAAGCACATCGCCAGCGGGACGAGCGATCTCTACTTCTCGCAGCAGACGATCGACCGAAACATCCTGACGAAGGCTGGCTTCGGGAAGTGGGCGAAGAAGCCGTATCCGTACATCATCGACACGAGCTTGGTGTTCAAGCACGTCGACCGCGGCACGGGAGTGCTGTATTAAATGGCCACACCGCAGGCACCTCCAGATCTTGGCGTCAAGGCCGGCTATGGCGTGCGTAGTCAGATCCTCCCTTTCACCCGCGGGCGGGGCGGCGACATGGATCCTGCTTACTGGAGCGCGGGACGAGTGCGAGGCGAAGCCCTCATTACGACTGACATCAACTCCATTCGTCCGGCTACGATCTATTCCCCATCGCGACGGCTTTACTTTGGAGGCACCCAGGTGTGGCCTCCTGACGACATCCTGAAGTGCGACAGTTCGTCGTCCTTCAACGGAATGGTCATGCTATCGGCGGTTATCCAGAATTACGGCGCCTACGACCTCATGCGGCGCCAAACGTTCGACTTCACCGGGCGCACGGGAACGATTACCTGCGAAGTCGACGCGCAGTGCGTTAACTCGTTGGCGACGTACATTCAGCTATCAATCACTGATGACCCGATCTCCTGTCCGAGCTTCTTCCAATTTTCGAACGAGGAACCTGGACCGAGTCCCAAAAACGGCATCGTCATCGCGTTCAATGCGACATTCGGTTCGGGCACGAATTCCGGCGTTGGCGACGTATACGTTTACACGAACTACGTACCCGTTGCGATCGCGCCATCATTCCAACTGACTGGCGCCAGCATGTCGGCAACGGTGCAAGATCAGCTCAATCGCATTCAGGTGCTCATCACGGCCACCGATCTGCAGATTTGGATGTCAGACAACTCGACCGATGGCGGCGTCACGTTTCCGAACTTTCAGCGCGTGTGGGAGGGCACGATCGCGTCTCCCATCACCAAGGGATTCGTTCACTACGGAGTTCGTAATCATGCGACCGTTAAATACGGCTATCCGACGGTCCATGTATATCACTTTCAAACGATAGACTTCGACGGCAGCAAAGGTCCTTTGCCCTCCGCGTTTGAGATCGCTGACAACAGTCCTGCCGCGACCGTTCACATGTCTGGCGATACATCGGAAAACGACTATCCCTATCCAGAAGGAAATCTAGGTTATCAGGTTTCGGACGGTTCAGACGGGCGATCGGCGGGCGTCTACGGCATTCCTGGCGTCAGCGCGCCGTTGCTGAGCCCTCTCAAGTTCCTGCAAGCGATCGACCTTACGGGCAAACGCTGGGCGCAATTGGTGCTGACGCTTTGGTGTCAGTCAGTTACGCATACGCCCGACACGACGTGGACGCTGCTTTATACATTCAACGGAGGCACGCAGCGCCAGAGGTCATTCACCGGGGCCGAGGTCTCCAACCTGATCAACAATTCGTCAACAGCAGGTTGGCTCGCGCTGGTCATCAACGTGCCGTTCGGCGACCTCGTGCAAGGCTACAACACGATCGACTTCAGCAGCTTGAATTTGCCGATGGATTATCCACCCGAGATCATGAACATCGATTTGCTGCTGTGGGCCGACATGGCCGCATTTCCTAGTGAGTCGTTGAAGATTTCGGACACCGTTACGGCGGTTCGAAACTGATGGCGCTCCAAAACTTCGTGCTGCCTATCGCCGACAGGCCCACGGGAACGCACGTCTTTCCCGCGCGGGCGATCGACCCGTTGTTGAAGGAGTGGAGCGTTGCGCTTAACTGCGCTCCGTTTACAGGTTTGACGTTTCCGTTTAATAGTTCCACGCTCAGCATCACGCTGATGATCGAATATTCGTGGGACGGCGGCGCGACATTTCCATCGAACTTTCAATCGAGGATCATAGGGTCTTCGACGGGCGTGTGGGGCGCAGCTGGCGCGTATCCGGGCACGACGATTCCGTTCATTGGCACGACGATTCCGTTCAACGCGCGGCTCGGAGGAAAGCCGACGCATTATCGTGCCAGCGGTACCGTCGCGGGCGGCTCGATCTCGTTCGGGATCACGGTGACGGAGGCCTGACATGCCTACGCCGATGACCAACGTGCAGAACTCGGGCTTGTTGTCAGGCGCAGGCGGATCGGCGTCGTCATGGACGCCGGGCACCGCGCCGACGCTCAACAATCTGCTGACGTGTCGAAACTGGGGCTATCAGAACTTCATAGGTGGCGCGGCTGATAGTAGCGGCACGCCGAAGAATTTCAACGTCAGCGACAATCAGTCCGTAGGCGGAAACGGTGGAGTTGGCATCTTTCATCTCGTCGTGCCGTCTGGCTTGACGACCCCGCTGGTCGAAACATCGCCTTCGAACGGCAGCCATTACACCTTTTTCGACGAGTGGACGGGCAACGACCCGAGCAACGCGTTTGATACCTCGAACAGCGGAACCGCATCGACGGGCAGCGCAGATACTGGCACCATCAACACGGGCACGAATGCCGGGTTGGCGCTAGCGTGTTACGTACAGATTTTCGGGCCGGGCGGATCGAATACCGGCACGAACTTTACGGACGATGGCACGCAATCTGGCACGTTCTCGGGGGCCGTGGCATCGCGCACGACCGCTTGCGCAGGCCAGACTGGACTACATGACACGTGGAGCACGAGCGGCGGCAATGCATGGGGCGCGGTCGTGGCAAGCTTCAACGCGTTGCCGTTGGCAGATGACTATGCCTTTGTCGGCGAGCCGCAGACTGGGTCAAGTCCCATTCAAGGAGGCTTGCGGTGAACGAAGGGCAACTCGGCATCGCGGAAGAACTGCATGCCCAACTGGTCGACGGCCTCGCGCTCACGGCTGAGGACGTCTACAAGATCATGGTGCAGTGGGAAAAGGCGCCGGCCAGCGACGAGCAGACGTTGATCAGCGAAAAGCTTGGACGCCTGCATGACAGACTGAAGACGTAAATGGCTGACCTCTCCGTCACCGTCAACCCCGAAGGCAAGCGCGTCATGGACTTCGTCCTGGGCGCTGCCTTGGGCGTCGCCGTGTCGTTCGGCGTGATGGAGAATCCGCTTCACATCCAAGAGATCCTCACCGCGCAGCTGATCGGGCCGACGGTCGACCTGAACGCCTCCGGATTCGATGAAGGTTGCCGTCCGCGCGATCGCGTCTACGGCGCGACACGGTTCGTTGCCTCGCAGAACCAGCTTGAGGCGGGCAACTACGAGGCTCACGTCAAGATCGCCGATACCGTCACGGCGCTGCGCGACCTCGACACGGGTCTCGTCCAGGAAGTGCCGCGGCTGGCCGAATGGGGCCAGGTCGATATTTACGGTCCCGGCGCGTGGATCAAGATTTCCGACGTTGCGACGGCAGACTTTAATCCGCCGCCTCAGGTCGTCATTTCGGAATCGCTCAAGATCGCGGACAGCGTCAGCGCGGCGATTACGCCGATCCAAGCGTCGGGTTTTGATGAACTGCTGCATGTTACGGATTGGGGATTCGCAGAACTAGGCAACGATGAGTCGCTGAAGATTGGGGAAGTGCTTGCGACGCTGTTGAATCCGGAGCAGGCCTCTGGATTTGACGAGCTTCTGCACGTCCAAGATACCGTTACGGCCTCCGTCGGCGGTGGCAACCTCTCGGTCGTCGTCACGCAGGAACTTGGACATTTAGCGGAGACCGTCACCGCGCTGCTGAATCCTGAGCAGACGTCTGGCTTCGACGAACTGCTGCACGTTCAAGACACGTCGACCGTCTTCATCAATCCGGAAAATGCGTCAGGCTTCGACGAGCTTGGGCACCTTCAAGATACGGCGACGGTGCTGCTCAATCCGGAACAGGCCTCAGGATTCGACGAACTGCTGCACGTCCAGGACACCGTCACGGCGTCGATGGTCGGCGGTGGCGACCTGTCTGTCTCGGTCTCGCAGGAAGTCCTGCATCTTGCCGAGACGGTGACGGCTGTTGAAAATCCCGAGCAAACGAGCGGGTTCGACGAACTCCTGCACGTCCAGGACACTGTCACGGCCAGCCTGAATCCAGAGAACACTTCAGGCTTCGACGAACTGCTTCACGTCCAAGATACGCCGACGGTCTTCGTCAATCCTGAGAATGCCTCAGGGTTCGACGAATTGCTGCATGTTCAGGACACGCCAACACCGACGCTTGATCCTGAGCAGACGGGTACGCCTGCGGAACTGCTACACGTCAGCGACATCGTCTCAGCCGCCATCGGATCAGGGACGTCAGTCGCCGAGTCGCTCAAGATCGCTGACAGTGTGACTGTGTTCTTGACGCCAGAGCAGACGTCTGGCTTCGATGAACTGCTGCACGTGCAGGATTCGGCGACGCCGTCTATTAATCCAGAGCAGACGAGCGGGTTCGACGAACTCCTGCACGTCCAGGACGTCGTCACGGCGTTCATGACGGGTCCCGGCGACATTTCGGTCGTCGCTGGGCCTGAGACTGGAAAACTCGCCGATACTGTGACGGCCGTCATCACGCCGTTATTGGCGTCCGGCTTTGACGAATCCGCGAAGATTGCCGATCAGGCATCGGAACGGCTGACTCCATTACAGGCGTCCGTCTCTGAATCGCTTCACTGCGCCGATATCGTCTATCGGCTGCCTGCGACGTCCACGACCTTCATTTCGGTTTCAAGCGCGGACCGCTGGTTTCACGTTGACGTCTAGGTGGTTTATGAGCAGAAGTCTTGGCAATCTCGTCGTCAAGGATCCGCAGTCTGACGAACCGTGGGGAATGGACTGGACGGACTTCGTTGACGAACTGGGCGTCAGCAGCACCATTGCCACCAGCACATGGACGATTACTCGCACGGACGGCCAGCCGTCCGATCTCTCCATGCATGATGCCTCGTTTGGCACGACGGCCTATATTGACGGCCAGACGCAAACGGGCCATTTCACGCAAGTCTATCTGGCTGGCGGCACGCGCGGCCGCAAATACCGCGTGACGAACGAGATCGTCACGAACAACACGCCGCCCGTGACTGACGAACGCTCCTTCTTCGTGCTGGTGCAGGATCGGTGACACACCCCATCCGGCGCTATTGCCCCGTCCAGCGCTGTCCTAACCGGACAAATGGCGGACCGTGTCGCGAGCACGCCGTTGCGCGCGAGCACCTGCGCGCGAATTTCGCCTGGCGCCGGCATTATCGGCGCGCACCGTGGAAGCACCTGCGCAGGCTGGTACTCAGCGAAGAACCGTTCTGCACCGACTGCGAAGCCAAAGGACTCGTTACACCCTCCTTGGAAATTCACCACAAGCAGCGGCCCTTCACCGAAGCGCAGTTCTTCGATCGGCTCAATCTGATGGCGCTCTGTACGCCGTGCCATTCGGCGCGCACAGCGAGAGGCGAATAATGATCCGACTGTGTGATGTCTGCGGGTCGCCGTTCGGCCACTTGACCGGGGAGGGTGATTCAGCGGAATGTTTGCAGTGCCGACGAATTGTGAGCGCCACGTTAGTGGCCCTCCAGCGCTACGCCGGCGATATGACGCAGGCGCACGGCCGTCAGTTCGCCGTCTGGCGTTGTCTCACATGCGCCTGTCTCTGGCGTGACAATCTTGACGGGACCATCTCGCCGCTCGACGCGCAGCAGCGCTCCTGCAATTCCTGCGAGGCAGGCCCACCCCATGAAGCCTGCGAGATCCATTGGCTGAACGACGACGACGGCGACGTGCCAGCTTCGCCGCGTGTGGATACGTTCGAATCATGAATCAGACTGACCATGACCGGCGACGGATGACCCTCCAAGCCTACCGCGATGCGGCGCAAGCACTCGCGACTGGCAGCCTAGCGGGGCGCCTATGCGTCGCCGACAGGGCTAACCTCTGGGTAATTGAGGACGGCGCGTTCGTCGAGGCAACGATCTGGATACCGCGCTCGGCATTGCCTGCAGTCAGCGCGACGGACGAAGCGATAAGTGCAGTCGTAGCAGTCCCTTGCGAAAAGCGGGGGGCATAAAAACATATATAGGATGGATCCTCGGCAAACCGGCCAGGGTCAAGTTTTGGCGCGTCACTAATCAAAAGTAAGTGAGGGTGGTTGGATGGGTGGTCACGGTAGCGGCGGTCTTCGGCCTGGAAGCGGTCGGAAGCCTGACGAACAGCTGAGCGACGTGCAGCCGGTGGACATGCCGACCGATCTGTCGGAATCCGAACAGAAAGCGTGGCAGGAACTAGCGCCGAAAGCGTCCGCACGTGGAACTTTGACGCCTGAAACGGCTGATCGGTTCCGTCTGCTCTGTCGCGCGGTCTCGTTCGAACGGTCAATGGCGGCTCGGCTTGAGAAAGACGGCTGGGTCTATATCGCCGTGACAGTCGACGGCGCCGGCCAGGAGCGCGAGGTACTGAAGGCGCATCCGCTCTGCGGGCCGCACCGCGGCATGATGCAGCGCGTCGAAGCTGGCATGGTCGCATTCCGGATCGCGCCGACAGGCAAGCAGATGGTCACCGTCCAAGAGAAGCCAAAGAGTGCCCTCGAAAAGCTCCAGGCGCGCAAACTCCGCGCGGTCTAAGCCACCTGCGCGGCTGCATCGCGTTGACGCCTATGCCGAAGGCGTCGTCAACGGGTCGATTGTGGCTGGGCCGCTGGTCAGACTGGCGTGCGAGCGACATCAGCGCGATCGGCAAGGACGTGAGTGGCGCTTTAGCGAAGCGCATGCTGATAGCGCGATTGAGTTCTTTGAGCACGTCCTCAGGCTTCCGGACGTGGTTGACAGCGATGGGCAGCCAAGCGCGTTCACGCTGCAGCCGTGGCAGACGTTCGTTGTCGGGTCGCTGTTCGGCTGGCTGAACCACGAAGGTCTTCGTAGATTCCGCGAGGCGTATATCGAGATTGGCAAGGGTAATGGCAAGACGCCGATGTGCGCCGGCATTGGCTTGTACGGCATGGTGATGGACGGCGAACGCGCGGCCGAGGTATACGCCGCGGCGGCCGATCAGGATCAAGCGCAGATCCTCTTTCGCGACGCGGTGCGCATCGTCGAGGCATCACCGGCGCTTCTGGAGCAAGTCACGAAGTCAGGCGGCGAGCACGTCTGGAAGCTGGATCACAAGCCGTCGCTCTCGTTCTTCAAAACCTTCTCCCGCGAGTCTGGGGCGCGCTCGGGCACGCGGCCGCACATGGGGTTGCTGGACGAACTCCACGAGCATCGGTCGCCGCAGATCTCGATCAAGGTGCGCGCAGGCGCGAAGGGCCGCAAGAATGCCATGTTCGTCGAGATCACGAACAGCGGGTTCGATCGGACATCGATCTGCTGGCAGCATCATGAGCATTCCCGCAAGGTGCTTGAGCAGGCGCTCACGGACGAGCGCTGGTTCGCCTTCGTCTGCGGCCTCGACGAGGGCGATGATCCGCTGGTGGACGAGCGCTGCTGGCTGAAGGCGAATCCGAACCTCGGCCACTCGATCACGTTCGACTATCTTCGGCGCCAGGTGGCGAACGCGAAGAATATGCCGCTAGAGACGGATGACATTCTGCGGCTGAACTTCTGCATCTGGACGAGGCAGCAGACACGGGCGATCGACATGAAGCAATGGCAGGCGTGCCAGCCATTGCCGTCAGAGGCGGAACTGGCGGCCGCGCCGTTCAAGTTCGGCGGCCTCGATCTCGGCCAGACGGACGACCTGAGCGCGTGGGTGCGCATGTATTTCCTCAAGGATGGCCGCGTCGGCGTCAAGGCGATGTTCTGGTTGCCGGATGCCGCTCTGGATAAGTATCCGGATAGACCCTACGCGCATTGGCGAAAGCTTGGATTGCTTGCGGTGACGGAAGGCCCAACGACGGATTACGACGAGATCCAAGAAATCGTGAAACGGGACTGCCACGCTGACGGGATCCAGTCCGTTGCCTATGACAAGCGCTTTGCTGAACAAATGGCGCAGCACCTCATTGGCGCCGGCGTCGACATGGTCGATCAGCCGCAGGGGTTTCAGTTGAACGAGGCGATCAAGCGGAAAGGCACGCTGATTGCGAATGGCGAGTTGTGCCACGGCTCGAACGAAATCCTCACGTGGATGGCGAGTAACTACGTGCTGCGGCACGGCATGCGCGGCGAAGTGCGACCCGACAAGGAACGCGCAGCCGAGAAGATTGATGGTCAAGTGGCCATTGATATGGCTCTGGCGATCTGGGTGCGTCAGCCAACAGCCGTCGAGAAGGACTACCAGTTAATCGTGATTGGCAAAGGTCAACGCGCATGAGTGAACCTCGACGCGGCCGCGGGCGTCCGAGAACCCAGCGCTGCGTCAGAGTGTCGACAGCGATCCCGCCACAGACATATCACCGGCTGCTTGAGATCACGAATAAGCGGCCAGGCCGGACAGTCTCAGAGGTCTTACGCGCGATCGTGGTCCTGCAGCTCCGCACCTCCCAGTAATTTGTATCTGAACTAATTCGAGTTCTACGAAAGCCCTCGTAGACTGTTGGTACACCCAACAGATGGCGACCCTTCACGCCGCCGGCCTCGCACACGCACACGCGCTCGTTGCCGCGGGACATTACGACAGCACTTCCGCGTGGAGTTTCTCAGCCGAAGACGGGAACGCGCTGCTCGGCCCAGACGGCAGCGACTGGGCGAACTACTCGCAGTGGTTCATGGGTGAGGACGCCGCTGACGGTCCGGCCGATACCAAAGCGCATTGGAAATACCCATTCGGCAAGGACGGCAAAGTCTATACCTCGGCGCTCTCGGCGATCGCCAGCCGCGGATCGGCGCAGGGTGATCACGCCATTTCCGCAGCCGCAACCGCACTGCATCAACTCATCGACGCGAAAGAGGCGCCGAAGGCGTCCAAGACGCCTCGGGTTCGTCAGCCGAATTCCGTTGAGCGCGCGTGGTCGAAGTTCGAGATCAAATCCGTCGATGCAACGAAGCGCATCCTGACGGGGATCGCGACGACACCGTCCACTGATTCCTATGGCGACGTCGTCCATCCCGAAGGCGCGAAATATGCGCTGCCGATGCCGTTTCTCTGGCAGCACGATAGCGAGCAGCCTGTCGGCCACGTCATTGCGGCGACGCCGTCATCCAAAGGCATCGACGTCGCCGTGCAGATCGCGAGCATCGACGAGCCAGGCGCGCTCAAGGATCGGCTTGATACCGCGTGGCAGTCCATCAAGAGCGGCCTGGTTCGCGGCCTCTCGATTGGCTTCAGGTCGCTTGAAGAGACGTACGACAAGACGACGGGCGGCTTCAACTTCCTCAAATGGCAATGGGTCGAGCTGTCTGCCGTGACGATTCCGGCAAATGCCGACTGCAGCATCCAAACCATTCGTTCCCTCGACACGACGGCGGCCGCGTTAGGGCGCCCGAGAGTCGCTGTACGCCACACGTCCGGCGCTTCGGACCGTCCCACAAAGCCCATGTCACAAAAGAAAACACTTGCACAGCAGATTGCCGATTGGGAAGCGACCCGCGTCGCCAAATGCGCGCGGATGGATGAACTCGTCAGCAAGGATGACGGCCTCACCATGACGGCCGCCGAGATCGAAGAGCATGACGGACTCGCGGCAGATGTCCGCGACCTCGATGCCACGATCGAGCGCCTCAAGGCCGCTGAACAGCGGGCGCAGAAGTCCGCGCAGGCAGTCGTGGGCACGACCACGACCCAGGCGTCAGAGTCGCGTGGCATCCGCCAGATCAGCGTCACCAGCCGCGTGGCACCTGGCATTAACTTCGCGCGCTACGCCATGTGCGTGGCGATGGCTCGCGGCAATGAGTTCGAAGCCCGCGAACTCGCCAAGCGCAACTACGGTGACAACTCGGCAGAACTGATCAAGCTGATCGATTTCCAGATGCTGGATCCCATTCAGCGTCAGGCCGCCATGCAGCAGAGAGCGGCTGTCGGCGGTGCGGCGACCTCGGTCTCCGGATGGGCCTCGGAACTCGTGCCGTACGCGGTGATGGATGACTTCATCAATTACCTGCGTCCGCTCACGATCCTTGGCAAACTCGGTGGCCCCATTCCTGGCGGCGCCGGCGGCAACTACCCGAATCTGCGTCAGGTACCGTTCAATACCCGCGTGAGCGGATTCAACGCAGGCACGACGGCCAACTGGATTGGGGAAGGTCTGCCGATCACGCTGAGCAAGGCAACGTCCTTCACCACGTCGCTGACCTGGTCGAAGCTCGGCGCACTGGCGGTGCTGACGAAGGAAGAGATTCGGTTCAGCAACCCCAACGCCGAGATGAAGGTTCGCGACGACATCGCGCTGGCGCTCGTCCAGAAGATGGACCACGACCTCATCGATCCGGCGAAGGCCGCATCTGCGAACGTGTCGCCATCCTCGATCACCTACCAGACGACGCCGATCCTGACGACCGGCACGACTGCAGCAACGCTGAGGACAGACCTCGCAACGCTGCTGGCGACCTTTGCCGCCCTGAATTTCTCGCTGGACGACATCGTCCTGATCATGACCCAGAAACAGGCCCTCAATATCTCGCTGATGGTCAGCTCTCTGGGCGTCCCGTTGTTCCCGCAGATGACCCCGCAGGGCGGAGTCCTTGTCGGGATTCCGGTCATTGCGACCAATCAGCCCGCCTCGATCGGATCGCCGATCAGCGACATCATCGTCGGCGTCAAGGCCGGCGAGATTTACCTGGCTGACGATGGCGTCGTGACGGTGGACGCGAGCGATCAGGCCAGCGTCGAAATGGTGGACAGCTCATCGCAGACCGGCGTCAGCGGCACAGGCGCATCGCTGGTGTCGTTCTGGCAGACGGGCCTGCTCGGGTTGAAGGTCACCCGCGAGGTGAACTGGAAGCTGCGTCGCACGGGCGCCGCACGCTACATCTACAACGTCAACTACTCGGCGTAGTCGACGGAGACCGCACCGGGCAGCTAACCGCGATGGGTTGGCTGCCCGGCGTCATACATGCCCTGCGTTGAGGGAGTCATGCCTGTCCAACAGAACTACACGCCTCGCACCGTTCGCGCACTCAAGGAAACCCCAGACGGCCATCGTCCCGGTGATGTCTTCGTGGTCACGCAGGATGTCGCTGACGTCCTGATGATGCCAGGCGTCGACTGCGTCGAATATGCCGACGTCGAGAAACCGAAGGCGCCGCCAGCCGGCCATCATCGGCGCCGAGACGTGCGGGCTGAGGCGTGAGACTCACGCTGCGCGACCGACTGCGGGTCGCGATTCGCGGTCAACTCCCCGTCGAACAGAAGGGTGTCGTTAGTCAGGACCTGATTACGCATCTGCCGGGTGCAGGCTGGTGGCCTGTCCTGCGCGAAAGTTTTTCTGGCGCCTGGCAGCGGAATGTCTTCACGCCGATCGAGGATTGCGCCTCGCATCCGACGTTCTGGGCCTGCGTCACACTCATTGCCGGCGACGTTGCGAAGTGTCGCCCGATGCTGGTGCAGGAGACATCGGACGGGACCTGCGAAGAGGTTGACGTGCCCGTCTATACGTCGACCCTGAATAAGCCGAACGTCATCTCGAACAGGATCCAGTTTTACATGTATTGGATCCTCTCGAAGCTGCTCCGCGGGAATGCGTATGCGCTCAAGGCGCGCGACAACCGGAACGTCGTCAGCGACCTCTATCTGCTCGATCCATTGCGCGTGCGTCCGATGATCACGCCGACTGGCGATGTCTATTACTCCCTGATGCAGGATGTCTTGTCTGGCGTCGAGACGGAATCATTGCTCGTGCCGGCCAGCGAGATCATCCACGACCCGATGTACACGCTGTATCACCCCCTGGTCGGATTGTCTCCGGTCTATGCCTGCGGCCTGACGACGCAGCAAGGGCTGACGATCATCCACAATGCGACGCGCCTGATGCGGCGTGGGTCGCAGGTCAGCGGGCTACTCGTGGCGCCAGGGCAGATCAGCGATCAGACGGCCAAGAGGCTTGAGAAGCACTGGGAAGAAAACTACGCGGGCGAACACAACATCGGCAAAATTGCCGTGCTGGGCGACGGGCTCAAGCTGGAGACGCCCAAGCTGATGTCGAACGTTGACGCGCAGTTGATCGATCAATTGCGCTGGGACGACGAAAAGATTTGTTCAGCCTTGCACGTGCCGCCCTTTAAGGTCGGTGTCGGTCCTCTGCCGTCGTACAACAATGTCGACGCGTTAGATCAGATTTATTACAGCTCGTGTCTGCAACTGCTGTTCGAATCACTGGAACTCTGCCTCACTGAAGGCCTTGAATTGAAAGCCGGCTATGAAGTCGAGTTCGACGTTGATGGACTCGAACGCATGGACTCGGCGCAGCGGATCGAGAGCGCGACGAAGGGCATTCTCGGCGGCTTGTTCCGGCCGAACGAGGCTCGGAAGAAGATGAACCTCGGGCCTGTCCCTGGCGGCGACAACGTCTACCTGCAGCAGCAGAACTGGCCGCTGTCTGACCTCGGGTCAGACGCCAATCCGACGCCAGCCGTTATTCCGCAACCGCCGCAACCGCAGCCACAGCCGCCGCCCGCGAAGAGTCTCAGTGCCCTCGATGCGGACGTGGTCGACCTCTTGGTCTTCAGGCATACGGCGCACTTTAGAGAGGCGACGGCCGCATGACCGAAGAACAACTCGCCACAATCATCGCCCGCGGCATTGGTTCCGTCGTTGAGCCACTCCTCTCCCGCGTGAAGGCGCTTGAGGCACGCATTGCTGAGCCAGGGCCGCAAGGGCCTCCTGGGCCGCAGGGCGAACGAGGATTGCCAGGCGAACGCGGCGAGATCGGGCCGCAAGGGGAGCGCGGCGAACGCGGCCTTGACGGCGCACGCGGCGAGAGGGGCCAAGCCGGTGAACGCGGCGAGATCGGGCCGCAAGGGGAGCGCGGCGAACGCGGCCTTGACGGCGCACGCGGCGAGGCTGGCGAACGAGGATTGCCAGGCGAACGCGGCGAGGTAGGCCCTCAGGGCGAGCGCGGGGAACGCGGCCTTGACGGCGTCCAAGGCATGCCCGGCGAGCGCGGGGAACGCGGAGAGCGCGGCGAGACGGGTCCGCAAGGCCGTGACGGCGTCGATGGCGTGAACGGCCATGACGGCCGGGACGGGCAGCCAGGCGTCCCCGGCGTTCCTGGGCGCGACGGCGCCCTTGGCGAACGCGGCCCTGCTGGCGTCGCCGGCAAGGATGGCCGCGACGGCGTCGACGGCACGCTCGAAGGCATGCGGGTCGAATGGCTCAATGACCGGACGGCGCAGTACCTACGCGCGGACGATTCAGTCATTCCTGGCAGCAGGCACAGGTTCGACCACGTCTTGGATCGAGGCGTCTACGAATCTGGACGCCGCTATGAGCAGGGCGACGGCGTGACCTACGCCGGCTCCTTCTGGATTGCCCAAGCCCCAACGGACGAACGACCCGGCGCTGGAGCCACGTCCTGGCGTCTGTCAGTCAAGAAAGGCGCTGACGGCCGAGAAGGCAAGCCGGGACCGGCAGGGCCGCAGGGGCCGAAGGGTGATCGCGGCAACGACGGGCGGCACTTCTCGTGAAGACGTACGCGCTTATCGGCGGCGGACCGAGTCTGACGCGGCATGACGTCGACATGGTGAAGCAGCAGCACGACCGCGGACGCTGCGGCGTCATCGCGATCAACGACGCCTACAGGCTGGCGCCGTGGGCGGACGCGCTCTACGCCTGCGATCAGAAATGGTGGGCGTGGCACGACGGCGTGCCGAGTTTCGCAGGTCCGAAATACGGCATGGGCTCAGCGCTCGAACCTATTACGCAACCTGGCGTCACAGTGATGAAGAATACGGGGCCCTGCGGTCTTGAGTTGGAGCCTGGCGGCCTCCGCGCCGGATCGAACAGCGGCTATCAAGCGCTCAATCTCGCCGTCCAGTGGGGGGCGGGGCTGATCCTCCTGCTCGGCTTCGACATGTGTACCGACGCTGGCCGCACGCACTGGTTCGGCGATCATCCGGACGGTGCGCCGCAGCCATTCGAGGCGATGCGTCGGGCGTTTGACACGCTCGTCGAACCACTGGCTGCACTCAATATCGCAGTCCTCAACTGTTCTCGTCGGACGGCGCTCGGGGCTTTCCCGGTCGTCCCACTCGCCGATGCACTCTCGGCGCTCGCCGTGGCGGCTTGATGATGCGTGTCTTTGGCGTTGATTACCAGTTCTTGTCCTGCGGTGACGTCTTCACCCGTGGATTGGATCGTGCCGCAGCGGCGCTCGGGATCAACTATACGCATGCGCTCTGGGACGCGCCGGACCTCGAACGACAGGTTGCGGCGTTCAATCCTGATGTGCTCTTCGTCGTGCATGGCCGTCGATTCTGCCAGCGCTTCCCAAGCTTTGAATTCGCCAAGCGGTCCTGGCGCACCGCGGTCTGGCTGCTCGACGAGCCGTATGAGGTGGATGATACGGCGCGCTTTTCGCGCAGTTTCGATCATGTCTTCGTGAGCGATCCTGTCACACTCGGGCGCCATGTGCGGGCGTCGTATCTGCCTGTCTGCTATGACCCAGGGCTGCACCATGCCGGCGATGGTCCAAAGGCGCGTCGCGTCGGATTCATCGGCGGCGCAAATGTGCAGCGCGAAACAGTGCTGGGCGCGCTCGCGCGTGCGAACCTGCTCAGCTATGTCGTCGGCGGCTATTGGAACGACGAGGCGATTGCGCAGCGCTGTCTCGCTGTCAATGTGGCGCCTGTCATCACGGCGAGGCTGTATCGCGAAACGGCCATCATCGTGAATGTCTTCAGACACGAGCATCATTTCAATCACGAGGGCATCGCGGCGACGTCCATGAATCCACGGATTTACGAGGCGCTCGCGTGTGGGGCGCTTGTGGTGAGTGAATACCGGGACGAAATCGCTAGGCGCGTGCCCCACTTGCCGACCTTCCGGACGGCGACGGAATGCGTCGATCTGGTGCAGGGGCTTCTCATGGATCGCGTTGCGGCCAACATGATCCGTACGAAGTGCGCTGAGGCGCTCGCGCAGGACACGTATGCGAACAGGCTGACGACCGTGGTCGAGACTATGCAGGCGGTCGCGGCATGACGCTCGCACCGAAGGTCAGCATCGTGACGACGGTCTATGACAGGGTCGATTGCCTCGCGCGCTGCCTCGCGTCGGTAAAAAAGCTGACATGGGAGCACGTCCAGCACATTGTCGTCGCGGACGATCCGCCGGCTGAGACGCGCGCCGCCATTGCCGCACTGTGCCACACGCGCGGCGTCCAATTGATCAATATGCCGCGGCGCACGAATGACTGGGGCAACACTCCGGCCTCGACAGGACTGCGCGCGGCCGACGGTAAGTATGTGTGCTTTCTGAGCGACGACAATGCCTATCTCCCGCGGCATCTCGATCCGCTCGTCTGGGCGATGGAAGAGGATCACGGCCTCGGCATGGCCTATAGTTCGTGCCTCTACAACGCGACGCGTGAACTCCGCCTATCGCCGCCGCTCGGCGCCGGCATCGATCTCGGCCAACCGCTCTGGCGCCGTTCGGTGCTGCGCGATCAGTTCAACGACGTATTGCCATTCAGTGGAACCATGTCTTGGGACTGGGAAATGATCCGGACGCTGGTCTACGAACGAGGCGTGGCGTGGCGCCATGTCGATGAGTTGTCCTTCGTCTTTCGGCTGGCCGTCTATCCGAGGCTCATGGCGGCACTCGCATGATTACGATCTGTCTCACCTACTTTCGTAGCCTGACGCTGACGAACCTGCGGGCTGCGCTGGACTCGATTCGCTGCCAGAACCTCACGCGCGTCGAGCGGATTGTCGTTGTCGACAACAACACGGACGATCAGCGCGACGAGATCGAGGCCATTGCGACGGCAGCCTTTACGGTGCCCGTCGTCTTTCGATCGTTCAAGCATGGCGACCCGACACGGACGCATGCCTGGTCGACAAATATGGCCGTCCGCGATGCCTCGACGCCGTGGGTCTTTTTCACGCGCGCGGACTACATCCTTGATCAGCACGCCGTCGCGAAGTTCTGGGCGATTGCCGCAGCGCAGGGGGAGGACTGGAACGGCTTCGTCACGAGTAACGGTAAGCACCTGCACGCCTGCGTCGAGGACTGCCGCACCCTGGATCTCGCAACGGCGCCAGGCGTCGAATTCAGTTACACCTGCATTGATGCGGGCGTCTGGATGGCACGCCGATCGACGTTCGACCACGTCGGCGGCCTGAACGAACGGCTATCCGCCTGGGGCCACGCGCAAACGCATTTCCAATACAAGCTTCACGCGGCTGGTACTGAATGCGTCCGCATTAACGAAACGTTGTTCTTCCATCCGGCGCACGGCGGCGAACGCGACATTGCGAAGGCGCATGCTGACCTTGCCGGGATTGGCGTCACCGCGCAGGAACTCTGGCAGCGCTATGACGGAGTGAGGCCGTACTAATGGGCAAGCCACTGACGATGGCCGCCTCGGGCTACCAGATGAGCGACACGAGCCTGTGCAGCAACGTGTCGACGTCCGGATTGCCGCTGCGCGACATCCCGCGCCGGAAGATTCATCTCGTCTTGCCATCATCGCCGTGGCTGGCGGATTCGAAGACGAACGTGCCGCTGGGCGTGCTGTATATCGCTGGCTTGTTACGCGCACACGGCCACGACATCGTCGTCACCTCGATGTTGGATAAGCGATACGAAGGCAATATCCATCTTCCGGACGCCGTTATGGACGCCGACGTCCATATGTTCGGATTCTGCACACCGCAGTTTGGCGAGGCGCTTGAACTGGCTGCCTACATCAAGGACCGCGCGCCAGAGGCGTTGCTCGTGGCTGGCGGTCCTCATCCATCCTACGAACCTCGGGAGACGAAGGAAGCCGGACGCCAGGACTCGTATCACGTCAAAGGACCACTCCGGCAGCGACGCGACTACCGTGCCGCAGACGGGCGTCAATTGTTCGACAGCGTCGTCGTCATGGAAGGTGAGGCGGCGACGTTGCAACTCCTGTCCGACTGGGACGCGGGTCACCTGCAGCCGTATTATTACGGCGACAAGGCCGACGCCATGGATCTGGACAAGATCCCGTTCCCGGCCTGGGACCTCCTGCCTGACGATCACATTTACAACGACGGCATTGCCGTCATGAAGAAGCGGTATTTCCCGAATCAGGATTATCCGGAATCCTCTGGCGCCGTCATGTCAATGATCGGGACACGCGGCTGTCCGTATCGCTGCACCTACTGTTCGACGCCATGGATCGGCCAGAAGCCACGCTATCGCTCACCGCACAACATCATTGCCGAAATGAAACAGGTCATGGATCGCGGCGTGCGGATGTTTAAGTTCCAGGACGATACCTACACCCTGCACCGCACGAAGCTGCGCGAACTCGCCGAGGCGATTCACGCTGAATTCGGTCCTGGCAGCTTCGCGGCACGCATTCACACGCGCGTGAATACGCTGGATGATCACGTCGCCGAGAGCTTGAAGCTCATGAACTGCAAGGTGACATGCTTCGGCATTGAGTCCGGTAGCCAGCGTGTACTCGACGCGAACCAGAAGGGCACGAAGGTCGAACAGAACACGAGCGCGATCATCAACGCGAAGCGGCACGGCTTCTATACGATCGCGTTCCTCGTCGCTGGCCTCGCTGGCGAAACCATTGAGACGGCTCGCGAGACGATGGCATGGCTGAAGAGCGTCAAGCCGTATCTGGACTCGTGCAATCTTGCCGTGGGGATTCCGTATCCCGGTTCGCGCTGGTGGACGCATCCGCAGGAAAGCGGTCTCGACATCATCGACTACAACTACGACAACCAATGGATCGTCGGGTTCTCGGCACGCGATGAAATCCTTGTGCGGCCGCACGGCGCCACGGTCGAAGAGATGTTCAAGATCAAGAAGGAAATGTTCGACTTCCTCGTCGCTGAAGGCTGGGCAAAAGCGGAATGGGACGAGGACGTCAGGATCCGAAAGCAGCAGGAAGAAGCGGCGAAATCTGGCGTCCTCACGGCGGCGAGTGGCCTGACCTACGCGGGGCATTGATGTTCGAGAAGATCTCTGTCCTCGTGCCGACACGCCGCAGGCCGATTCGCCTGGCGACGATGATCGAATCGTACGAGGCGACGAGTTACGGCTCGTCTGAACTTGTGTTCAGGGTCGACGATGACGACGAACTCTCGCCGTCCGTCCTTGAGCGCAGGTCATATCAGGTCGTGATCGGCCCGCGCCTCGGCGGCTATGCCAGCATGGCGACGTTCTTTAATGAACTCTACGATGCGTCGACCGGCGATCTGCTCATGTGCGGCAATGATGACATGATCTTCAAAACGCCTGGCTGGGACGATCTCATCCTGCAGGCGGCGAATCAGTTTCCAGACGGTCTGTTCTGCTTCGGCACGAAGACGCACAACGAATCGCATTACCCGTTCGCCGTGATTGCGAAAGTTGCGGCCGATCGGATGGGGTTCTTCTGGCATCCCGGGATCGCGTGGGGTGACGTCTTTCTGCGAGACGTCATGGCCTCATTCGGGCGATCGCACATTCTCCATCACGTCGAGATTGCCCACGACTGGGTAGGCTTCGCGCCAGATCAGACGTTCAACGAAGAGAACCAGAACGACATTTACCGGCGCGAACCGAACTATTGGCATCGCATTCACGCGCCAGCTGTTGCCGAGGCGATCGCCAGCCTCCTGAGGGCGGCATGATCTCCTACATCGTGGCCACGATGGGACGGCCGCACCTGCAGACGACGCTCGCCTCAATCGAATGCTGGCCTGGCGATGAGATCATCGTCGTGGGGAACGTCCAGACGGCTGAACGCGGGCACGTCCGCTTATTCGCGCACGAACCGGGTGGCGACTGGGGCAGTACAGAACGGAACTACGCGCTGCCGCTCGCGCGTGGCCGATACGTGTCGCACATGGACGACGACGACGTCTATGCGCCAGGCACGCGCGCGCGGCTCGCCGGCGCGGCGATCTCGAATCCGCATGGCGTGACGATCTTCCGGATGCGGCTGCCGAACGGCAATCTGCTGTGGCGTGATCCCGTCATCAGACACGGCAACGTCGGCACGCCGATGATCTTCCATCCGAACGATCCCTCGAAGCTAGGACGGTTCGGGGAGAAACAGGACTGCGGCGATCTGCGGTTCCTCGAATCCATGGGCTGGAAGGGCGACGACATTGCATTTAATCCTGAGGTGATCGCGCACCTCGGGCAGCCGCACGTATGAGCCACCATCATTCGCTCGCTATCACGGATTCGCTGATCAGTTCGCTTGAGGGCGCGCTCGATCTCGATTATGCGAAGGATCATATTCGTTCGCTGACGGATGCGGATGACAACCTCATCGCCATCTGGATCGAGGCTGCTGCGTCTTACTTCTTCGAGCAGACAGGCCGATCGCCGCTGACGCAAACGCGGGTTGCGTGGCTCGATCAGTTCCCGTTCTATGGCGCGTCCGGTAGTTGCGCGCGCATCGAATTGCCGCATCCGCCACTCCAGTCCGTGACGAGTGTGCAATACCTGGACGCCAATGGCGTGCTGCGCTCGTTTAATGACGGCGGCTCGCCGCTAACGAATTACTTCACCTATACCGCGCCTGTCGGCGATTACGCGGCCTGCGGGACGGTGGAACCGATCTACGGCATGACATGGCCGCAGGCGCGCTGCCAGACAGGCTCCGTACGGATTACCTATACCTGCGGCTATGCCGCGGACGCTGACGGCGTCCCGCCGCTGGTGCGGAATATTCTCTGCTTTCTCGTCGCGCACTTCGATCAGTTCCGGAGCGCCGTCCATGAAGCACGCCGCGGGCAGGTGCTGGAGCTCCCCTACGGTATCGAAACGCTGATGGATGCTTTCAAGTTCACGGCGCAATCGACGCAGGTGCTGCGTACCTACGCGTGGCCGCACGGTTACGCGATTAGCCCGTGGGGTCCGTGGGTATGAGCAACGTCACTCTCATCCTTGGCGACTTGCGGCAGGTCGGCACGCTGACGGATCCAGGACCAGCTATCCCGGATGGCGACGGAGGCTTTACCCAAGCGCGCGTGCCGCTCTCACCGTCGACGTGGCGGTTCGCTATTCAGCGGGCCTCCGTCGGGATGTCAGAGAAGCTGTTCGGCCAGACGGTGGTCGCGCACGCGTCTTACATTATGAACGGCCGCTATCACGCTGGCATTGGGATGCAGACCCAAGTCACATGGACCGATCGTGGCGGGTTGGTACATACAGCCAATGTGGTGGACATCGTCGATACGGAAGGCGTTGGGGTCGAGACGATTCTGCTTGTGACGGAGATCACGTCATGAACTGGAAAGGACTCGCGGAATTACAGGAAGCGCTTCGCAACCTTCCGGCAACGCTCGCGTCTGAGGCGAATGGGATCGTGCTCGACTCAGCGAAGACGGCTATTAGCGAGATGCGCTATCCGACTGGCGTCAAGGACGAACTCAACAAAAGCCTGACCGTCGAAGTCGCTGCGTCAGGGCCGTTCGGGGCAAAGGCTATTGCGAAGAATACGTCGAAGCTAGCCGTGATTTTCGAGCGCGGATCAATGGTGCGGCATACCGCCCTAGGCTGGAATCGCGGACGGATGCCAGCAGGGAACATCTTCATTCCTGCCGTGTTGCGGAATCGTGCGCGAATGTACGAGCGATTGAAGGCGCTCCTCGTGGAACAGGGCCTCAAGGTCTCGGGCGATGAGTGATAGCAGCGATATCGACGCCGCCGTCTCTGCCGCACTGCTGGGCGATGCCGCGCTGATGGCGCTCGCGAAGGACGGCGTGTTCTTCAGCCAAGCGACGCCGAATGCGACGCGGTTCGTCGTCATTGATCTTGTCACGGCGCTCGATCAGACGGCATTCAGCGCACGCGCCTATGAGGACGTCACGTACCGCGTCAAGTACGTCGAACAAGGGCTGAATGGGCTGAACGCGAAGGCAGCCGCTGCCCGCATTGACGCGGTGCTCGACGGGGCGACGTTTGCCATCGCTGGCTACAGCCTCATGTCGGTGGAGCGCACGGAGCGTGTCCGCTACACGGACATCGATCCCGTTGATCCCTCTATCCGCTGGCAGCACCGTGGCGGCCTCTACAACCTGAAGGCTAGCCTGTGAAGGTGCTGCTCTGTCATCCCGGCGCCTCTTGGAGCATATCCGACGTCTGGAGCGGGCTGCGCTTCGGCCTGATGGAGCACGGCGTCGAGATTGTGGACTACCGGCTGGATGGCAGACATCGGCGCGCCGCCAAGCGCCTCATGGCCGATTGGGCGGCTGCGCGGAAGCACACGCCAGATATAGAAAAGCCGAGTCCGGCTGACTTCTTCCTGGACGCCAGCAAAGACATCGTCTGGGTTGCCCTGTGGCATCAAGTGGACGTCGTCGTGATTGTCTCGGCACTGTTTCTGCATCCGAACGCGATCATCAATCTCAAGCGTGCGCAGATCCCAGTCACGGCGCTCTTCACGGAGTCGCCGTACGACAGCACGACGGAAAAAGAACTCAGAGTCGCGAAGATGATCGACGGCTGCTGGACGAATGAGCGTTCGTCGGTAGACGCCTTCAGGGCTGTCAACCCGAGGTCCGCCTATCTGGCGCACGCGTGGAACCCTGAGACGCACAAGGCCGGCCCGCAGCCAGGTGATGATGTCGTCCCCTCGCATGATGTGGTCTTCGTCGGCTCGGCCTTCCGTGAACGCGTCGAGTGGTTCAACGCGATTGATTGGACGGGCATTGATCTGGGGATTTACGGCCAGTGGTTCCCGAAGAAGGTGCCGCCACGGCTGCGTCAGTTTATCCGAGGCGGCACGGTGGACAACGCCGTCACGGCTGCGCTGTATCGTCGCGCCAAGATCGGCCTGAACCTCTATCGCACGTCTCAGGGCTGGGGCGATGATGCGCCGCATATCGCGCACGCCGAGTCCCTGAATCCGCGCGCCTATGAACTCGCGGCGTGCGGGTCGTTTCATCTGTCGTCGTATCGTGCAGAAGTAGGTGAGGTATTTGGCGATCTGGTGCCGACCTTTACGCACCCGACCCAAGCCTCAGCCTTAATTCGGACATGGCTCGCGGATCCAGAAGGACGCCGTCGAGTCTCTGCCGAATTGCCGGCTCGCGTAGCCGAGATGTCGTGGATCGAGCGTTCGATCCCGGTAATTGGAGACCTCCAAAGCCTTCTGATGCACAGTCAGAAGCGGGGAGTATTCGCACATGGCTAGAGCAGCTGGAAAAAACGGAGCGGTCTACGTCTCGCCGTCAGGCTCGACGACACCGTCACCCGTCCTCAACCTGACGAAGTGGACGATCGATCGGTCGACAGGCACGATCGAAGTCACGGCGTTTGGGGACTCGAACAAAGTCTATCTTCAGGACCTGCCGGACCTGAAGGGCACCCTGACGGGATTCTGGGATTCAGCGGTCGATCCGCTCTATGTGGCTGGCGCAGCGTCGGACGGCACGAACATGTATCTGTATCCCGATCGGCTCAACTCCCCGCAGCACTACGATTACGGTCCTGCGTGGTTGAACACGACCGCCGACGTCGACGTCAAAGGCGCCGTGGCGATCACCGCGACCTTCCTGGCGCGCGGCTCGTGGGGACACTACTGATACTAAATGCGTAACCGCGTCTCGATTACTGGGGCAGCAGCAGAACTCCATTGGGGTTCTGCTGTTGCTGCGTCTCTGGGGGCGTGGTCCGTCAACGGCGACCCTGGCGCATGGAACTTTTCTGCGGAGGTTACGAAGAGTAACCCGTTCAGGATCGCGCAGCGTCCACTGACGGTCGTCACGCCGAATGGCTGGCGCTGGCAGGTCGTCGACATGACTATCTCTGGAACCCAACTCACGGGAACGATCGAACCACGGGGGCAGTAAGACTGGAAACGATTCCATGAAGGAGCAGACAGATGGGCACTCGATCGCGCTTCGTCAGACCTGAGACGAAGATTCTCCACATTTCCGACGGTGATACGCTCACCGTCCGTAAACGCCTCAATACCGGACAGACGCGGCATGTGTTCGCCAGCATGTCGACGCGCGTCAATGACGGCTCCAGACAGACAGATTCCCTAAAAGTCGGCGTCAGCATGGTCGCCGCGTACCTCGTCGACTGGTCACTCGTCGACTTCGACGGCAATAAAATCCGCATTGCCGGGATGAACGAGGAACAACTGATCGAAATCCTCGACGATCTGGAGTTCGAGGACTTCGAAGAGATTAGGCGGGCGATCAACGATCACGTCTCGCGCGAGGCGGATGCGCGGAGTGAGGAAAAAAAGTTCCAGGATGGCGGGAGCGCGTCGCCAGCGACCTCGCTATCGCTCGTCGGTGTCACTGGCGATACGAATGGGTCGCAGAGCTAGACCCTGACGTGCATGAAGTCTTGATTGAGGAACTGAAGCAGGAAGATCAGGACATTCAGGACGCACGCAACGGCATCGACTAATGGCGATCACAGGCATCTTCGAAGCGGACTTTTCCAAGTTCCAGGCGGCTGTGGAGGGCGCCAACGTGTCTCTGAAGGACTTCCAGTCCAACGGCGACAAGGTCCAGGCGTCCATTAACCGCATCGGCGATTCCTTCAGCGGCGTCAAGATCATTCAGCAGGCCACGCAGGTCACCAAGGCGATCACGGACATTGGCGGGGCGTCCAGCCTGACGGCGACTGAGCAGGCGCGCGTCAATAGCATCCTCGACGAAGCCATTGCCAAGTACGCGGTGCTGGGCCAGCAAGCGCCTCCTGCAATGGTGGAATTGGCGAACGCCACGAAGCAGGTCGATGAAGAGTCGACACTGTTCGGTAGCACGCTTGGTGACCTGGCCGGGCAATTGACGGCCGTCGCCTCCGTCGGCGCCGCGATCAGCTTCGGCAAGAACATCCTGGAAGGCACCGCGGCGCTTGAGGACCTGTCACGTGCCACAGGCGTCAGCACGGACGACCTTCAGAAGTTCGCCTATGTCGGTGACGAGTTCGGCGTCCAGATGGATGTCATGGCACGCGGCGTTGAACAGCTCTCTGCGAAGCTGGCGAATGGTGACGCTAACGCCGTGTCGGCGGTCGAGAAATTAGGACTGTCAGTTGACGACTTGCTGAAAGAGGGACCAGCGCAGGCGTTCCAGGACGTGGCGAAGGCGGTCGGCAGCGTCGAAGACCCCATGACGCGCGCCGGCATTGCCGCTGAACTCTTCGGCGGCAAGCTGGCCAAGACGCTGCTGCCGCTGCTGAGTGACCTTACGAACGCGATGAACCGTGTCCCGAAAGACGCGCTGATCAGCGAGGCGACGATTAAGAGCGCGCACGACTTCGAGATCGGGATCGACCATCTGGCGACGCGCATGAAGGCATTCGTCGCGAGTGAGGTCAAAGACTTCCACGACGCGTGGCTAGAACTCGGCGACATCATTACGAATCAACAGACGCCGCTCGAAGAAGAAAAAGAAGCGATGGGGCGCGTCGCCAAGTCCATGGAGACAGCGGCGACGTCTACGGCTCCTGTCCTCACGAATGCCCAATTACTTCAGAACAAGCTCGATGCACTGAACAAGGAAGCGCTCGCACCGCTGACTGAGCAGCAGAAAAAGAACATTCTCACCCTCCAGCAATACGGCGAAGGACTGAAGGAGATCGCCAAGGACGTCGGCTCGAACGAGGTCGCCGTCAAGCTGTTCGTCGATGCCCACAAGGCGGCCGAGGAACAGGCGAAGAAAAATGCCGAGGCCATGAAGAAGCTGGCCGACGAACTGGAACACCTGTCAGAGAAGATGAAAGTCACGTCAGGTGTCACGCAGGCGCTGCTAGACGAGTTGGATGGCCTCAGCAAAGGCGCGGTCGCCGATCTCGATCTGATTACTGGCGCGAAACAGCAGCAGCAAGTGCTCGATCTCCAGCAAGCGTTCGTCAAGCTCACATCGCTTGGCCTCGTTCCGACGGCGGCCGAACTCGAAAAAATGGGCGAGATGGCGAACAAGCTCTTCGAGGCTGGCGCGCAGTTGACGCCGGACTTGATCGAGGTCGCCGCCGAGACTGGGAACCTTGGCGTCAAGGCGACGGATGCGTGGCCGAAGCTGGAAGGCCTCGGACAGACGCTGAAGATTCACGCGCCAGACGTCGTGAAATATACCGACGCGCTACGAGAACTCTCGACGATGTTCGGCGAACTCGGACGCGCCATCTCGGCCGTCGATCCGACGATCGGGCATCTCGTGGAGAGTTTCGGGAAAGCGTCGGCGGCGATCGACAACGCAGAGAAGTCATTCACGAACGCGACGAAGGCGTTCAGCGCAGGCGATACGCTCACCGGCCTCGCCAGCATTGCGAGCGGCATTGGCGGGATCGCGTCGGCGGCTATAGCGGCAGGCGGCGCAATCGTCAACCTGTGGGATAAATTCTTTGGATCGGCAGGACGCGACGCCGTCGTCTCGTTCGCGAGCACGTTCCAGGGTGGTTTCTCTGGCCTGCAGCAGCAACTCAATCAACTCGGCGCAGAGGGTCAGCAATTGTGGATCTCGCTGACGCAGGGTGTCGGGCGCAACGACCCGACAGCGGCGGCGGCGGCGATCAACAAGGTAACGACGGCCCTGAACAATCTGCATCAGGCGCAGAACACGCAGATCCAAGGGCTGATCTCCAGCATTCAATCCTTCGGCGGCGCTGTCCCTGCGGCCTTGGATCCCTATATCCAGAAGCTGCAGCAGGCCGGCCAGCTCACGGACGCGAACGCGAAAGCACTCCAGGCGCTTGAGAGCGGCGGCAAGCCAACGTATGACGAGCTGGTGACGCTGCAGCAGAAGTACAACCTAACGGCTGCCCAGATGGGAAGTTCGTTCAACGTCGCGCAGATCGACGCGAACTTCCAGACAGTCATCGACGACTTGGACACGCTGACGCGCGGAGGGACAGATGTCCTTGCGGCCATGTTCCAGATCGGCACGGACGGCGCCGAAGCGCTCTCGGGTCTCGGCACGGCGATTCAGGGCGACATTGAAGCAGCCATTCAAGCGGGGGTCGCGATCCCGGACAACCTGAAGGCAGCCGCGCAAGCGCTGATCAATCAGGGCGATTTGCTGGATTCCAGCGGGAAAAAGATCACGGACATCAATCAATTGCAGTTCGGCGAAACGATGCAGACGTCACTCGATAACTTGAATAAGACGCTGCAGGACCTGATCGCCACGATGACAGGCGACGATCCGAACTCGTTCGCGAGCGCCTTGAAGAACATTGGCAATACTGTCGTCCATCCCGTCGTAGCGCCGGTCTATGACGATAGCGGCCTACCGCCATCCTACCGAGGAGGGACGCCGGCTGGCGCGACGGCGTCCGCGCCATCGGCAGCGAGGGCCGCTGCGGCTGCGCCTTCGAACGCGCTGTCGACATATCGTTCGCCGTCGGGCGCCATCGCGGCTCGAGCAGGCAATATCACGATCGTGACGCAACTGGACGGGCGTACTGTCGCGCAGAATCAAGTCAAGTACATTCCTAGCGCGTTGGCGCTGGCCGGGATCTGATGGCATTCAAAGCCGTCATTGCCGGCGTCGATAAGACGAGCAGCCTGTTAGCGAGCAACTCGCAGCAGGTGTCGATCACGAAGCAGCTCAATCAGCAGGCGACGGCGACGTTCGTCACGAAGCCAGGCTACGTGCCGAGCCTCTTTGACGACGTCAAGCTGTATGAGACAGACGGCACGACACTGAAGTTCGGCGGCGTGGTCCTCGGCAGGTCGACGAACGGCTTCCAAGTCAAAGGCAATCCCTATTCGACGAGCGTCAGCTGCGGCGATTATTTCAGTTATCTCGACTGGTCGATCATTACCCTTGCCTATACCACGACGAAGACGCTGAAGCAGGTGCTCACGGACATCGTCGCGCTGCTTCCGGCGACGTACGGCATTACGCTCGACGCGGGCCAGGTGACTGGGCCGACGCTGCAGCCGTTCAACTGGACGCAGAAGAAAGCCTCCGACGCCGTTCGCGAGCTCAGCACGACGACAGGCTACGTCGCGGTCATCTCGCCGGCAAAGGCGCTCAGTATGTTCGTGCCCGGCACGTCGTCAGCGCCGAACACGATCACCGACGCGGCGCCGCATTGCATGACGTTCGATTATGCGGACCCTACCTCGCTGCCGGCGAACGACTGCTTCGCGATCTGCGGGCCGACAGGCCCAGCGGTCGTGACGCAAGCCTGGACGGTGGGTGCGCCGAGCACATGGCAGGTCGACATTCAATGCGTGCAGGGCGGCTGGAACCAAGGCTATGTCACGGAGAGCGTTGGGCCGGTCAATCGCACTGTCAGTCCGCCAGGCGGCGGCGGCTATTACTATTTCGATCAGACGGTTGGGCGCGGCACGCTCAGCGTCGGGACTGGCTCCAAGGCTGCGAACGGGACCGTCCTGACGTTCAACTATACGGCGAGTTTCCCGTTCACCGCCGAGGCCACCAGCGGCGCAACGCCCGTGATTCAGCTTGCGCAGACCTATCCCAGCGTGACGGATTATTCGCAAGGCGTCGCGATCGCCGCCGGCATGCTGTCAGCCAATAACCAAACGCCCCGCACGGCGACTGTCACGACGAACGAGAACGGGTGGGACATTGGGCAGGCCCTCGCCGTCAATCTGACGGCGCGGCTAAACTCGAACTTCGTCATTACGAATGTCACCTACGTCCTACAGATTACGAAGAGCGGCCCGATGTGGGTCGGCAGCTTCCAAGCCATTGAGAGCACGGTCTATCAGGGCGGCTATCTCGATCAATGGCGCGCACTGCTGGGGAACACGAGCGGGACCGGAACGCTTACGTCCATCGTCTCTGGCGGAGGCGGCAGCAGCATCGGCGGCAGCGGGATTGCCGGCGAGATTGCCTACTGGACGAGCGCGACGAATCTGAGTGGCTATCTGCAGGTACCTGCGGCGGCCGGCGGCACGAACCTCGATACGCATGCCAGCAGCGGCGTCCCGTCAATTAATGCCGGAACATGGTCGATCAACAACGTCCTGACGGCCGGGCAGCTGCTCTACGGTGCGGCCTCGAATGCCATCACGTCGAGCTCGAGTCTGTCCTTCAGCGGCTCGACGCTGACGCTGAACAACACGATTACGACGCCGTCCTCGACGAATCTGGTGCTGTCGCCAACTTCGAACCTCGTGACGAATACCGTCAATGTGCTGCCGAACACGGGCTATACGACGAATATCGGCGCACTGACGAACAAGTATCTGGCGCTCTATGCTGGCGAGTTGTGGGTCGAGACGCTGGTCGCGCAGAATACGATTGCGACGATTGGCGGCCGCGTCCTTGTGGCGCCGACGAACCTCTTGACCGCCGATCTTGCCTCGGGCGCCACGACAGGCCAGTTCAAGTACAACAATCTGGCGAACGGTGACTTCATCTACTTTGAGGCGAACGGCAACGTCGAATTCATCAAGGTGACATCGTCGGCGTCTGGTTCCGCTGGCGCCTACACATACACGCTGTCGCGCAATCAAGACGGATCAGGCGCGAACAACTGGAGTTCAGGCGACGCCTGTATCGATACCGGCTCCGCATCAAATACCGGCGGCTATATCGATCTCTACTCAGTCGCTGGCGTCCTGTCTGGCACGCACGGGCCAACCATTGTCGGCAACGTCCGCACGGGCACGACCTGGAACAACATCGCGAACCGCTGGGCGATTGGGAATCTGGACGGCATCTACAGTTACTCTGGCACGACCTGGGGTGCCGCGTTCGGTGATCCGTCCGGTGCCTGGATCAAGATCGACACGACGAATGGCGTGCGCCTCGGCTATAACACGACGACGAAAGTTCAAATTGATACGTCAGGCAACGCGTCGCTCGCGAGTGGCACCGTCACGATAGACACGACAGGGCTGCATGTCACCGTTGGAAGCGGCATCAGCAGTAACAATGCCTACAGTTTCAGCGGTTCAGGATTTACAGGCACTGAACTGTGCGCCATGTATGGTTACGAATCGGGCAGTCTTCGTCAGTTGTATCTGTACAACTCGATCGGGCAGTCAGGCAAGGTCGCGACGACGAGTCTCTATGCTGCAGGCGCGACAGTCGCTGCGTCTGTCAATGTCGCCGCGGACGAAACCGGAGGTGTTGGTACGCCAGGAACGTCTATAACACTGAATGCGACAAACGTCATGCCTGGCGCGGCGGATAGTTGCTATCTTGGTGGCGCGAATCAAGCCTGGAAAGCGCTGTATTTGTATACGCAGGATGTCGGCTTATTGTTCGCAGGACTGGGAACGACGTACGCGTCATTAACGAATGATACGGGAAACCGGATGGTGATGGCCTGTGGTTCGACGCGCTATTTCTGGGATATTAGCACGGGCTTTAATGCGTATTTCCCTGAAGCCGACGGCACCGTCAACCTTGGCCTCGCTGCGCATCGGTGGGGCACCGTCTATGCTGCGACGGCGCTGATCAATACCTCAGACGGTCGACAAAAAAAGAACGTCAGGGATACGTCGTTTGGCGCAGATTTTCTGATGCACCTTCGCGCCGTTGATTTTGAATGGGTGGACAAAAACATTGGCGTGAAGCAAGGGTTTATCGCACAGGATATTGCGCAGGTCTCGCCGATGTTTGGCGGTCTCCATTACGGCGACGATGGCGTGGCTGACGGCTTAAATTACAGTTCGTTTATTCCTGCCCTGGTAAAAGGATTCCAGGAGCATGAAGTACGACTCAGGGCACTCGAAGCGACTCAGAGCACATGATGATCACGACGACGATAAAACACTTGGTCGACGCAGACATGTCGGGCGCGCTGAATAGACTGAGCGCGCTGAGACTGCCCGTGAAGCCGGCCTATCACGTTCACCGGCTGATCGGCTTGGTCAAGGCCGAATTGAAGACGTACGACGAACGTCGGCTTGACCTCGTGCGGCAATACGGCGAGGAACGCGACGCGACGCAGACAGAACGTCAGCAGGGATCGCCAGCGAAGGTCCACGAGGTGCTTCCAGGCACCGACGCCTTCGATCGATTCAAAGCCGACATTGATGAACTGAAGACGATCGAGGTGACGCTGCAGTGGCGCGCGTTCGACCTGAAAGACCTGGGCAACAACGAGATCATGCCGGCTGACTTGGCGCTGCTGGGACCGCTGGTGCATTACGAGGACGACGTGAAATAGACAAGCCTGACGACGCGCTGCACACCTGTTGCAACAGGGGCGCTTGGGTCCAAGTCGCCAGTGTAACGCGAAACAAGGACCGCCGGGACGAGACCGCCCGACTGCTCGCAGAGCATATCTGCGCTCAGTTGAGGCGGTTTTCGTTTTGGGGGTTCGCATCCGGGAGACCAACGGCGATGGTAGGCGATCACAGGGACGTTACGAACGGCGAGCTGCGCGTACTGCTGGAGGAAATCGGCAAGGACGTCGCCGAAGTCAAGGCTGACGTGAAAAATCAGAACGGCCGTGTCTACCGGGCCGAGGCTGCGATCGAGAAGCTGACGGAGAAACTGCAGGAACGCCGCGAAGATGCGCGTGATCTCTGGGCGCGCTGGTTTGCGCTCGTGGCTGTCCTCGTCGGACTGGCGGAACTGATCGCGAAGGTGTTGAAGCCGTGACGACCTTCGATCGCGCCTCGCTCGTCGCGCAACTGAAGAAACATGAGGCCGTCAAACTGAAGCCCTATGTCGATAGCGTCGGGAAGCTCACCATCGGCGTCGGCCGCAATCTTGACGATGTCGGGATTACCTCAGCCGAAGCGGACTTTCTCTTGCAGGGCGATATCGACCGCGTCGTCCGCGGGCTGCTTGCGCGGTACCCGATCTGGTTCGGCGATCTCGATCCAGTCAGGCAGGCGGTCCTCGTGAACATGGCATTCAACCTCGGGCTCGCCGGTCTCGCAGGCTTCACGACCATGTTGGCGGCCGTCGCCGCACACCAGTTCGATCTCGCCTCACGGGCGATGCTGAATAGCAAGTGGGCGGCGCAGGTGGGCGGACGCGCCATTGAGCTTGCCGATCAAATGAGTTCCGGGAAGTGGAGCGCATGAACGTCATCGACTTCGGCCCCGGACTGCTGCCTGACATTCTCGCGTTGCCGAGTGGATGGATTCTGGCCTTCCGCGTTCCCAATGGGCCGCTGGCCATCTTCTGGCTGTCGGCTGTCGGCGAGACGCTCAATCGCCTGGACGTGCCCATGGCAGCCGGCGACAGCAGCTTTGCGCGCCTGACGACATTCCAAGGCCGGCCATTCCTGGCCTATCGCGCCTATCGTTCGAATGTCTGGTGCGCGGTGGTGCGCGAGATCAGCGGCGGCGTCCTGGCGCAAGAACACCTCGCCGGGATTGTCCATCAGCCGGATAGCGCCTTTGGGAACGATCCGGTCTGCCTGTCGGCTGACGGTTGGTTCGCGTGGCAGGACTTTGAGACGGGCCATGTCGAAGGCATTCGGCTCGACACGGCTGAACATCGCACGCTGCGGGCCGACCTGAGGCCGACGGGTCTTGCGACCTGCGATGGGGGCGTTGTCGTCTTCGAAGATGATACCCGCGCGAGCGTTCCCGGCATGTTCTTCCCCGTCACCGCCGGCGGCTGTACCGTCGGCGAGGGGCTCGCCGGCGGCATCGCGGTTCGCTTCCAGGATGGCCTCAGCGGCGTCCTGCTGCCAGCAGACGGCAATTGTACCGATCCCCGCGTGGCCGCCAACGCGGGCGTCTATGCGGCCGTGATCTGGGGTGCGCCAGGCATTCGACTCTGCCTGTTTACGGCTGCGGACGTGCGGCCTGCGCCTCCCGCGCCGCCGCCGACGCCGGTTCCACCTCCGACGCCGGTTCCACCTCCGACGCCGGTTCCACCTCCGACGCCGGTTCCACCTCCGACGCCGGTTCCACCGAAAGGAGCCTCCGTGCTTTACATTTTTACCGCAGCCAACAGTCTGGCCGTCGAGGAATGTCGTCGGATCAACAACTCGAATGGCACGATCTCAGCGCAGCGCACGACAGACGGGCTCTACTTCTCCCGTGACAGCGGCGGCAGCGTGAAATGGGCCATTGCCATCGGTAGCGATGAAGAGTTCTCGGTTGCCGGCAAGTTCCTGATCAGCAAGAACTCGTATCCGGATGCGGCGCACGCCACGTTTTACGCCTTCCCGTTCAGCGAGGCGTAAGTGAGTCTGCTGCTGCAACTCTCAGACGACACTCCGGCGCCTCAGCCGCCGACACGGCGATCGTCGCTGGTCTTCCCGTCCTGCGGCTCCTGTCCGACGCCGACGAGTTACGACAAGGACCTGACGAAGATCTGGCCGACGGGCGCCCCACAGACGCGCGATTATCTCCGCGCGAACTGTTGGGGCATACCTATCGCTGGGTTACCGTGGGTGCCGGGCGTGACGAGCTCGAAACATCCTGAACGGTTCCTGTCGTACATCTTCGCGAGTTACCCAGCGTGGGCGCAGAACCAGTGGCTCGACGAGAATCAGCAGCGCGGATACACGCACGTCGTCTTTTCATGGCCGAATGCGCGCGTGCAGGCTGGCCAGAACCTCGGGCAGTTCCGTGCTGACTGTCTCCGCGCGAAGGCGCGAGGGCTCTATGTGCATGTCAAGCTCTGGTCGAAGGACTTCGACCCGCACAACTTGACGCTCGCGGGGTGGCAGATGTTCGCCAATCCAATCTTCGATGGCCTCATCGGCGCCGTTGACGAATACTCGCCGTGGGAATACGACGCTGGCAACCTCAGCGACGACAACGCGCCGGCTATTCATCGGTTCCTCGGGCAGCGCGCGCATGCGCAGGGCGCCAGTTTCTGGTGTCATTTCTTCCCCGGTCATGGGTTCTGGTGGGAAGGCCATAGCGAGACCGACTGGTGGAACGCGCTCGGCGCAGACGTCGACGGCCTCGACCTCCAGACGGATCCGGCCTCAGACATTGGCGATACGCAGGCGCGGACAGTGGACCATCTGCGCGATACGCCGCATCACAAGGTGCGGATGTTCGAGCCTGGGACACCGACGCGCATGTTCGACGGCGACCATCCGAACGAAGACGAGGCTGACGCGTTCGGCTATCTGACCACCTGCGTTGTCGGCGCGTCGCCCACCTGGGGCTTCGGGGCTGGCTCACGCCTTCCGAATGGGGACCCACAATGAAGGCACACGAACTGCAACACGTCGCAGACGAACTGGAATATCAACTCGCAGATGTCGAATCGCGGCTTCGCGATCTTCCGCCAACCGGCGGTCTCGGCTGGGCGACACTGCGCCTTGACGCACTCGGGCACATCGTCAAGCGCGCAAGCGCCGCGTTGCGTGACGCCGCCCTCGATATCCGATCATAAACACGCCAGGAGACACACATGGACCTGATCACCGTCTTTCAAATTGCCAAGGACCTTGCACCGCTCTACGCGCAGTACCACGGAAAGAAGCTGTCCGTTGCCGATCAACTCGCGATCGCGAAACAAACAGTCGCTGTGCTCGTGAATCACAAGGTGACGCTCGAGCAGTTACAGGCGCTCCTTGATGAGTTCAGCGCGCTGGAACCTGTCATCGGCCCTATCCTGGCGGCAGGCGCGGCCGTATGAAGCCGCAGCATCTCGCCGTGCTGTGTTCAGCGCTCGCGGCTGTCTCGCTGCAGCTCGGGAACCTCCCCGACTGGCATCACGCGCTGACGCCGCAGGTCATTAGCGCCGCGCTCGTCACGCTGCTGACGACGATTGCCGGTATTCAGACGGATCCCATCAAGAGGGACGACGATCCGGCGCCGCAGGTGAAGGCATGACTCTTCAGCCTGGAGACGTCCTGCTCTATAAAGCGTCCAGCGTCTATGGCCGCATTATCGCGGTGAAGACCTGGCATCCGATCTCGCATGTCGAGGTGTATGTCGGCCACGGCTTCTCTGTCGCCTCTCGAGACGGACAGGGGACTGGCACGTATCCTGTGAGAACAGACGACGTCGCTGTTGTCTGTCGGCCTCCGGCGTCCTTCGATCTGGCGGCTGCACGCCTGTGGTTCGCCACGCAACCCCATCGTCCGTACGGATGGCTCGATCTCTTACAGTTTACCGGCTGGAACGTCACCACGAACGGTATCGTCTGTTCGCCGTTTGCGACGGAGTTCCTACGGGCTGGCCACTTCGATCCGTTCAACGGCGAACCTGCGGCGAAGATCGCACCGTTCGAGTTTGCGCTCGTCGACGAGATGGGGATCTATCCCGTGCTGAAGGGGGACACATGTCGGGCAGCCTGACACCTCCCGTCAATCCCTTCTCCTATTCAGCGCTTGCGCAGAGTGTCCATGCGACGCTCGACGATGCGTTCAAGGCTGTCCCAGACGGCAAGCGCGGCGTGCTCCTGGGCAAGTTCGACGAGCAGCCGGACGGCACGAAGCACGCCTCGTTTGGCATTGCGACAAAGTTCGGCAACAACTGGGAAGTCGCCGCAGGCGCCGACTGGGACGGCGTGCATAACCCGTCTGTCTCATTCGGCGTCATGGACTCATGGTGAACCTCAGCACTGCGTCACACCGCAACCATCACTCTTCGGTGTCTCCGAGGATTGTCTCGGCGATTTCTCGGCTATTCGGGAGGACTGACTAGACCATGGCGAGCCATCAGCGCAATCTCATCGTCGTCTCGGACACCCATTGCGGCTGCCGCGTCGGCCTCATTGCCCCTGAACCTGTGCGTATTGACGGAGGCGGTCAGTATGTCCCGTCAGAGTTCCAAAAGAAAATGTGGGCCTGGTGGAGAATCTTTTGGGATCAATGGGTGCCCGAAGTCACCCGCGGCGAACCTTACGACGTCGTGCATAACGGCGACGCCATTGACGGCGTGCACCACCGATCGACGACGCAGATCTCGCAGAACCTCGAAGATCAGGTACGCATGGCTGAACGCGTGCTGGCACCTCAAGCCGAGCGCTGCCGGAAGAAAGGCGGCACGTATTACCATATTCGCGGCACGGAGGCGCACGTCGGGCAATCCGGCGAACACGAGGAACGCTTAGCCAGGAACCTCGGCGCCAAGCCGAACGACGAGGATCAATATGCGCGCTTCGATCTCTGGCATCGTGTCGGCACGCCGTCGAAGCGCGTCGCTGCGCCGCTTGTGCATCTCCTGCACCACATCGGCACCACGTCGAGTGCCGCACACGAGTCCAGTGCCGTCAATGCGGAACTCTCCGCCATGTTCAATGAGGCGGCCCGCTGGCGCCGAGACGCGCCGGATTATGTCGTGCGCTCTCACCGGCATCGGTTCCTTGCCGTCGATCTCTCGAGTGCTCGCGGCTATGCCGCAGCCATCGTGACGCCGGCCTGGCAGGGCAAGACGCCATTCACCTGGCGCGTGCCTGGCGCACGGATCAGCGAACCGCAGGTCGGCGGCATTCTCATCCGACAAGGGGACGAGGAATTCTTCTATAGGAGGCAAATATGGAGCTTCGATCGAAGCGCAGAGGACTAAGCGAACCGACGATTACCCAGGACGAATGGCGGAAAGCCTTGGGCGACGCGACGACTATCGACGATCAAAGCGCGTTGACCATTGCCGAGATGGCTGATCTCTATGGCGCGCATCGACAGGGGATTGCCAGGCGCCTGGCGACGCTGATGAAGAACGGGCTGGCGATCCGGACGTTCAAGCGCATCAAAACCGCTGACGGATTCGCGCGCCGAGTGCCGGCGTATAAGCTTGTTCCTGCGAAGAAGTGAAACTTGTCTTACAGCGCGCTGACGGCGATTGCGGCGTCGCCGCGCTCGCGACGCTCACTGAGTCGACCTACGAAGATATCTATTCAGCGATGATGGCCGTCGATCCGACGCATTGCGGCCGTAGCGGTGTCCATCTGACGCAGATGATTGCGCTGGGGAAGATGATCGGCGTGGACCTCGCGATTAAGCGGCCCTGGGACCTCGATACCGACGAAGGACTGCTTGTCATCAGGTGGAGACGTCGGCGGAAAGTCAAACTTCACCTCGTGGCCCTCGGCAGCGGCGTCATTGTCGATCCCGCTGATGGACAGATTCTGGCCTACGACGACTATTTCACCCGGTGCAAAGCCGCGCCGGATGCGTTCCTGGAGTTGCGATAGATGCACACCTCGTTAGAGTCTTTCACGTTGTTTGGTATGGGGCGTCAGTCCCCCATAGAACGAAACCCGGCATTCAATAGGCTGCTCGATGAGATCAGACGGCTCCATGACGACAAGTCACACGATTACAGTGAGGACTGCGATCCGCTCAGCAATTTGAAACGCAGCGAGCGCTTCGGTGTTCAGCCGTTTCACGGTGTCCTCGTACGGCTCTCAGATAAGTGGGCGCGCATCGAACAACTGGCCGGCGGCAAATCACCGAAACATGAAAGCCTACGCGACTCGCTGATCGATTCTGCTGTCTATGCGCTCCTCGCGGTGGTCCTGCTCGATGAGCAGGCGAAAGCGTCTGCGCCGTGCGAGTAGTCTATATCGCAGGGCCGTATCGCGCGCCGAACGCGTGGGAGATTGAACAGAACATTCGGCGAGCCGAAGGGCTGGCGCTTGAGGTCTGGCGTGCTGGCGCTGCAGCGATTTGTCCGCATGCGAATACTCGCTTCTTCCAGGGAGCTGCCGAGGACGGCCTCTGGCTGGAAGGCGATCTCGAAATCCTCAAGCGCTGCGACGCGATCTTAATGACGCCGAATTGGACGCTATCCAACGGCGCACGGGCCGAACTCGCATGCGCGATGGCGCATGGAATACCAGCGTTCTATACGCTGGATGAACTGCGCCGATGGCTTGCGGCTGATTCGGATTTGAGCGACGTCCGATCCGAAACGTCAGCCAGTGTTGTTAAGTTTCCCTGAGTCCGACTGACGGTTCGCCGACCGCTGGGAACTCGCGCTGCCCCGGCGCGAGAGGTCGTAGTTACCGCAGTCGGCTCAGGGAATTGTTGCCTCGCCTGCCTCGAATTGACATGCCGAGCCATGCCTCGCCACGCCGAGCCGGGCCACGCCGTGCCTGCCTCGCACGGCCACGCCATGCCTCGCCGCGCCAAGCCTCGCCTTGCCTCGCCTGCCTCGCATTGCCTAGCCAGGCCGCGCCTCGCCAAGCCATGCCTCGCCATGCCTCGCCGCGCCTGCCTCGCATTGCCAGGCCGCGCCTCGCCATGCCTCGCCAAGCCTCGCCACGCCTCGCCTGCCTCGCCACGCCTCGCCGGGCGTGGCCGCGCCGCGCCTAGCCATCCCTCGCCGCGCCTGCCTCGCCACGACCCGCCTCGCCGCGCCTTGCCGG